CAGTAGAGGTATAGGGCGGTAATTAGATTTAGGCTGATTAACCTGTAGGACAGAGATGAAGTAGCGCTATATAAAGCTCTGGTGGGGGAAGCACCCGCTTACCGCATACGGTCACTCATTGAGTGGCTTTTTATTTTGCTTGAAAGGAGGTCAGGAAATGAATGACCGTGAGAAGTTAGCGATTGAAGAATTGAAGACAATAGCAAATGACCTTATGTCTGATTGGCCGGCCTCTAGGAACAGGCAGAAATCCTTTATTTTAAACTACATGGCCAACGGGTTTCAGAATGGCACGCAGTCCGCAAAAGAAGCAGGATTTAGCGAGAGAAGCGCTCATACGACGGCACATAAGATGTTATCTGGTACTGAGAAGTTCCTACATATCCCCCCAGTCGTTGAGAGGCTAGAGAAAGCCTTTGACGAACGCAGAACGGAGCTGTCATTGCTAACGTCAGTAGACATACAGCAATTTTGGGCCAAGATCATTAGACGTGAAATTCAAGATGTGAAGCTTGTAGGAGACGGAGAGGGCTACCAGATTGCAAAAGAGGTCCCGCCTGATTTAGCGGTTATGCTGTCGGCCTCTGACAAGTACGCAAAGACCCTTGGTATGTATCAAAATAATATTGATATAACCCAGAAAACTATTGAAATCAAGGTCGGTGAATGGGATGCTGACGAAGAGTAGGCCCAAAATTGAAATAGTCATTGACTATCCAAGCAGGGTCTTCAACAAGCACATTTACGACAAGCTGACGGACTATTCAACGTTTACCGAGGTCCACTACGGCGGAGCCTCTTCTGGTAAAAGCCACGGCGTTATTCAAAAGGTCGTATTTAAAGCTTGCCAAGATTGGAAGTACCCACGTAAGGTCCTATTTCTTCGAAAAGTAGGCTCTACGGTCTATGACTCAATCTTTGAGGACGTCAAGCAATGTCTGGACGCTTGGGGCCTGCTGGACAAGTGCAAGGTCAATAATTCGGCTTACCGGATAGAGTTACCAAACGGCGCCCAGTTTATTTTTAAAGGGCTGGACAACCCAGAGAAAATCAAGTCCATTAAGGGCGTTTCAGATATAGTCATGGAAGAAGCGTCTGAGTTCACCCTTGACGACTATACACAGCTTACGCTTCGTCTTCGGGATAAGAAGCACAAGAAGAAACAAATCTTCTTGATGTTTAACCCTGTATCGAAGGTCAACTGGACCTACAATGCTTTTTTTGTCAAGAGTCCTAAAAATACAGTGGTCTATCATACATCTTACAAGGATAATCGGTTTCTTGATAAGGTCACTATCGAAAATATCGAGGAGCTGGCCAATCGAAACGAGGCTTACTACAAGATTTACGCTCTGGGTGAGTTCGCTACGCTTGATAAACTGGTATTTCCTAAATACGAGAAGAGGCTATTAAACAAAGATGAGCTGGCACATTTGCCGGCTTATTTTGGTCTTGACTACGGATTTATCAATGACCCGTCAGCATTAATGCACGTTAGGATAGACGACGAGAACAGGAAGCTGTACGTCCTAGAAGAATTTGTTAGAAAGAACTTGACCAATGACAAGATTGCAGAAAGCATCAAGGCCCTTGGGTATGCCAAGGAAGAAATACGGGCTGACTCAGCAGAGAAGAAATCCAATCAGGAATTGCGAAATCTTGGAATACCACGGGTTATCGACGTACAGAAAGGCCCGGGGTCGGTTATGCAGGGGATCCAGTACCTGCTACAGTACGACTGGGTGGTAGACGAAAGGTGCGTCAAGCTGATTGAAGAGCTTGAAAATTACACATGGAAGAAAGATAAGAAGACCAACGAATACATTAACGAGCCAGTCGATAGCTACAATCACTGTATAGACGCTATCAGGTACGCACTACAAGACCGCATTTACCAGACGAAGAAAGACGTGGACGTTGGTAAGGCAATCAACAAGATTAATAAGATGTTCAGGAGGTAAGAATGGACAAAGTAAACGAGTTTGAGCATGGAATAGATAACGTGACTAAAACGAGGTTTGACAGCCTGTATTTTGGCACGCTATCGAACGAACAATTCAGATATACATCAGCAGACGAATTGCTAAATACGGACGCAGGCCGGAAGGCTCTAAGAGACATGATACAGACGTTCTTTGATTCACAGAAGAAGCGTTTGAAAGTCCTAGCCTCGTATGCCAAGGGTGACAATTACAGTATTTTGTCAGGACATAGACGACTTGATAACGAGAAGGCAGACTATCGGGTTCGTCACAAATGGGGTGGATATATATCAAGTTTCGCTACTAACTATGTTATCGGGAATCCGGTGACAATCGGCGTCTTAGAAGGTGCTGACATGGACCAGTTAAAGACTATCGAAGAGATCGAGTGGCAGAACGACATTAACGCTCTAAATAGCGACTTAGCCTTTGACGCTTCCGTTTACGGCCGAGCCTTCGAGTACCATTTCAGAGATCGGGATAATGTAGACAGGGTTGTCTTGATTAGCCCACTTGAAATGTTCGTGATCCGTGACTTGACAGTAGAGCAGAACATCATTTGTGCTGTACACCTGCCGACTTTCGCAGACAAGGTAAATATGACGGTCTACACCAAAGACCAGACCATAGCCTTTAAGCCATTTTCAGAGGGTTCTATTAGGCTGGCAATGGCAGAGGTTAACAAGCATCAATACAATGATGTCCCAGTTGTCGAGTGGTGGAATAATCGCTTTAGAATGGGTGATTATGAGAGCGAAATTTCACTAATTGACGCATACGACGCAGGCCAATCTGACACAGCTAACTACATGAGCGACCTCAACGACGCTATGCTATTAATCAAGGGAGACCTTGAAGCAATCGGAGCAAGCGCTGAGAATGTCGCCAAGATGAAAGATGCTAACACGCTACTGTTACAGACCGGAATAAGCGCCAACGGCCAACAGACTACAGCAGACGCAGGCTACATCTATAAGCAGTATGACGTCCAAGGCACAGAGGCCTACAAGAACCGCTTAGCAAACGATATACAAAAATTCAGCCGAATCCCTAACCTAGAAGACGACCGCTTCAATGCTACTTCTTCTGGCATTGCTCTACTGTATAAGATGATAGGTCTTGATCAGGTCCGGAAGAATAAAGAGACCTATTATACTAAGGCCCTACGTCGAAGATATGAGCTTATTAGTAACGTCCACAAAGCTATCAACGGCCCAATTATCGAAGCTAACAAGCTGACCTTTACCTTCCACCCGAATATTCCGCAAGATGTCTGGACCGAAATAAAAGCCTATATTGAGGCAGGCGGTGCCGTATCACAAGAAACCTTGATGAACAATGCAAGCTTCACGGACTACAAGACCGAGCAGAGCCGTATTTTGAAGGAGCAAGGAGCCAGCGACGGAGAAATTAGCCAGATTGTAGGTGGCCAAGATGACGAACAGCCAGAAGAGGAATAACAAGCTATACAACGCCGAGCGCAAGGCTCAGGCTGAACTGATTAAGCGGGATATAGAGCGGGATAAGCTCTTATCTAGCTTGTATAAGGAATCATACGACCGCTTGCAGTCTGAGATAGACCGGTTTTACATGACCTATGCTGGGAAAGAGGGCCTGACCAAGCAAGAGGCCATGAAGCGAGCCTCGGATTTTGACGTTACTAAGTTTAACGACAAGGCTAGGCAGGCCGTCAAAACAAGAGATTTTAGCAATAAGACAAACAGTATGCTAAGGACCTACAATTTGAAGATGAAGGTCAGCAGATTAGAACTTTTAAAGGCCGAGCTGGCCCTTGAAATGCAAAATCTGACGGCAGACATTAACCAAGTCTTCGATAAGGCCAGAGCAGACGAATTTTTGAACGAATACAAGCGTCAAGCTGGCATTTTGGGGATTTCTTCGGGCGGAGCAGAAAAACGCATGAAGAGCATTTTAGACGCTGATTTCTACGGCCAAAATTTCTCTAGTCGTGTTTGGGGCAGGACGGGATTACACGCTAACTTGCAAAGGGATGTCTTCTCTTCTCTTAACCGTATCTACACGGACATGATGGGCTACAAGCAGGAAGCCAAGCTCTTGGCCAATCGGTACGGCACTAGCAAAGAAAACGCTAAGAGGCTCTTAAAAACAGAGATAGCACGTATTAACGCAGATACCCAGCTTGCCATGCTAAAAGACAATGGATTTACTCACATGGTCTATGTAGCAGAGCCAGGGGCTTGCGATATATGCGGACCACTTGACAGGAAGGCAATTCCTATTGACAAGGTCGAAAAAGGCGTGAATATGTTCCCAATGCACCCTAACTGTAGATGTTCGGCTTATGGCCATATCAAGATGAAATATAAATCAGGCGGTAGCACGCTAGATGATTATGATTACACAGAAGATGAATAATCGAGTTCATCTTCTTTTATTTTGTCCAAACCGTGCTAATGACGTTAAAAGTTGCATGAGTTCGGGGAGGTTGCCCGTAAAAGCGTAAGAAAGGAGCCTATAATGGCAAAATACAAATCTATGTTACGCATGAATTTGCGTAATCTACAGCTGTTTGCAGAAGGCGCAGAGCCTCAAGCCGAATCTGGCACACCAGAAAGTGAAGTCCCTGCAGGGCCAAATCCTGAGCCAGAGAAGATGGTGTCTGTAGCTGAAATGCAAAGACGATTAGAGCAGGCAGAGAAAAAGCATGCTCAATCAACACAAGAGGCGATTTCTAAAGCTCTTGAGCAGTACAAGGCAGAAAATGAGCTGTCTGGCAAAGAGCTAGAAGAATATCGCAGACAAGTGGCCGAAGCTGAAAAGCAAGAATTGCTTGATAAGATCGCAGGTCTTGAGAAAGAACAGACCAAGCGAGAGCTTACAGAAGAAGCCATTAAAACCCTATCAAGTCGCAAGTTGCCAGTGAGCGACAAAGTGCTTGCCTTCGTCGTTAAGGACACGGCAGACGGCACATTGCAGGCTATTGCAGACTTCGAGGGAATCATCAGCGAGATCAAAGCTGAGTACACACAATCAGAACCGCCAGCGGTTTCATCTTCGTTTGGCGATTCAGGCGCTAAGTCCAGCGGGGACATCTTCCGCAACTCAAGAATTATTTAAAGGAGAAATATAAATGACAGTACAGACTTTTAATCCACAAAAGGTCCTAGTATCAGAGAAGCCAGACGGGACGCTTCACAAAGAGTTTACAGACATCATCATGAAGGAAGTTGCTGAAAACTCACTCGTAATGCAACTTGGTAAGTACCATGAAATGGACGGCAAGCAAGAAAAAACAGTCTACGTCCAAACAGACGGAGTTTCTGCTTACTGGGTAAATGAAACAGAAACAATCAAGACAGACAAGCCAGAAGTGGTGCCAGTCAATCTTCGTGCTCACAAGCTAGGTATTATCTTAGTCGCTTCTCGTGAAGTTTTAAACTACACATGGGAAAAATTCTTTGAAGACATGAAACCACAAATCGTCGAAGCATTTTATACCAAGATCGACGAAGCAGGATTGCTTGGGCATGAAACACCATTTGCTAACTCTGTAGCGAAGGCGGCCAAAGACGCAAGCAAAGTTATTGGCGGACCTGTAACTTATGAGAACATCTTGAAACTTGAAGACAAGCTTCTTGATGATGACATTGAGATCAATGCGTTTGTATCTCGTGTATCTAACCGTTCAGCGCTTCGTGACGCTCGTGACGGTGACAAGAAGACAATCTACGACAAGGAAACTAACAAACTTGATGGAACTGTCGTAGTAGATATGAAGTCTAAGCAATTCAAGAAAGGTGACTTGCTGGCTGGTAACTTCGACAACCTGATCTACGGTGTTCCTTACAATATCAACTACAAGATTTCCGAAGATGGCCAAATCTCAACCATCAAGAACGCAGACGGAACAAATATCAACCTCTTCGAGCAAGAAATGGTCGCTATTCGTTGCACAATGGACATTGCAGTCATGATTACGAAGACCAACGCATTTGCTAAGCTTACAGACGCTTCTAATGTTTAATTTTGAAGGAGGTAGAAAATGACTTATATTGTAACCCGAAACATCATTGATACCAAGGATAATAACCGCTTTTATGAAGAGGGTGATCTTTATCCTCGTCCTGATTTTTCTGTTTCTGACGACCGGATTTCTGAGCTTCTAGGTAAAGGCGTCATTGCCAAAGAGGGCAATAAACCAGCGCCAGAAGCGACAGAAGCAACGGAAGCACCAGTCGAAGAGGCAGAAAAACCTATCGATAAACTAAAGATTTCTGAACTCAAAGAACAGCTAGACGCTCAAGGCATTTCTTACGACGCAGACGCTAAGAAAGCCGATCTAGTGGCTCTCTTGCAAGGAAATAAAGAGGGGTAAGGCATGGAAGAAACCCAACTAGCAAAGATTAAGCGTCGGTTGGGTATCGATCCGGCCGACAACCTAGAAAATGATTTGCTAAACGATCTAATAGAGGATGCTGAAAGCTATTTCAAGGCCCTTGTTGGGATCTCTGAGATACCAAGTAAGTATAATTTTATGATCGAGAATGTTGTGTATAAATTGTATGGAAGAAAAGGATCTGAGAGCGTGACCTCTGAAACGGTTGACGGGTATTCTGTTACTTATCAGGAATGGGATAACCTGTTTAAGCCGTATATGGCCATTCTTAACAAGGATTTTGGTCTTGACGGCTCACAAAGACAGCGTGGGAAGGCTATTTTCCTATGAAAACACCTAATCGGATCACTCTAATTCGTGGAGAGCGTGAGAAATACAATCCCGAAAAGGATATTTACGAGAGCCAAGGCCGAAGCACTCAGCCGGTACCTTGTCTTGTAAATAAAGTCAGCCAATCAAAGGTATTTGAACTGTACGGAAACCGGACGGATGTCATTATCTCTTGTCGATTCCAGCAGGAGCAAGCGCCATTTAGGCAAGCCGTCTTTGAAAATGCCATCTATGAGCCAATCGAAGCAATCGACGCCCCGATTAAGGGCGCTGTACGGTTAAAAAAGGTAGGTCCGAATGGGATTTGACATTAAATGGCAGGGCCTAGAGAAGCTGACAATGACTATTTCAAACGCTCACCCAAACGCTGTTAAGCAGTCTATCGAGGTCCTGAAAAACCATGCTGAACGTGGCAAATCCATAGCTAAGAGCAAGGCGCCAGTTGATACAGGCTTTTTAAAAAGCAATATCAAAGTGTCTTATCATGGAATGGAGGCGCATATCAACGCAGAGGCTGGCTATTCAGGTTATCAAGAGTACGGGACCCGTTATCAATCAGGCAAGCCGTTCATGCGTCCTATGCTTCAAGAGGTACAGCCACAATTTCAGGAAGACATGACCAAAGTAATGAAAGGGGTATTCCAATGACGCCAAGCCATGAGCTATTTAGGCTTATTTATCAAATGGCAGAGAAGAGAGAAAAGACTTTTGATTTCTTGCCAGAGGCTGGGACACAATACCCCTTTATCTACATTGGCGAGAATAGCGTCCAAGAGGCCCGAAATCGGGACCTTTTCGGGACGGTCAACCAAACAGTCCATATCTACGCTAAAACGTCGCAGAGGGCCACTCTGGACGATATTTCAGCCTATTTAGAGGCAATGGTCAAGTCAATATCTGGAAAATGGGAGTACCATTTACAACACACAACTACTAACAAGCAAATCATACCCGATAATACAGACGTCCAGCCACTACTTCATGTAGTGCTGGATTTTACTTTTAATTTTACAAAAAAAGGAGAAAGATAAATAATGGCAGATTTAATCCAAGGAAAAGACTATATCGCCTTTTTCCGCCGTTTAAAAGACCGGACAAAACAAGATGCCGGAAAGGTTCGCTTCCAGACTGAGCTGACGCTGAACGCTGAAAAAGAAGTAGAAACCACTAAAACAAAAGATGGTGTCGTGAACTCAGTTTCAGACGGTGAAACATCAGGAGAATGTACTTCTCTTGCTTACCGTGAGGACAAAGACACGGTCAATATGTGGAAAGAAATGCGCAAGTGGTTCCGCAACACAGACAAAATCGAAGTCTGGATTGTGGACCTCGGAAGCAAGAGGGCCGAAGGTGGCAAAGAAAAGTACGACGTGGAATACTATCAAGGTTACTTTAAGAACTTTGAAATTTCAGCGCCAGCTGATGACAAAGTAGAGCTTACCTACGAAATAGCTATTGATGGCAACGGAATTATCCAAACTGACGAGCTTACAGCTTCTCAGAAATTGGCTCTTGAGGCTACACAGTATGAATATCATACTTTGGCCAAGGAAGAAGCTAAACCGGGTGAAGAAGTTTAATTTAGGGGCTTAATGCCCCTTATTTTTTTAGATTAAAGGAGAAAAACAGAAATGATTTTAAATATTGGTGGTCGTGAGTACACTCTACGCTTTGGCATTGGCTTTTTGCGTGAAATGAACAAGCTTCATTCCGTGGAAATGGAAGGCATGAAGACTGGATATGGTGCAATGACCATGTTTAACGCAGGCCAAGCATTGAATGACCCGTTAGCATTTATCGATTTGATTAAAGCTGGAACAGTAACGGAAGCACAAAAACCGTCAAATGAAGCGATTGAAGCTTATCTGGAAGATCTTGTCGTAAATGATAAGTATGACGAAACTATCAATGCCATTGTTGACGAGTTAAAAGCGTCTCCCCTACTCAAGAAAGCAATGAATCTGGTAGAGTAGGGGCCTCTAGCTCGTCAAGTTCTGACTTTGGGTATGATGAAGCTCTAGCTTTGCTTATTGGCAGGCATGGAATGAGTTTTAAAGAGGCTATGCGGACCACGCTAGAAGAGTTTGAAATCTATAACATGGCTTACGCCATTAGACAAGAGGACAAGCGCCTTAATTCGGCTATTCAGGCTTGGTTTAACCAGTCTGTCAAGGCTCAGAAGGGCAAAGGTAAGTCAGCACGGCCAGCATTTAAGACTTTTGAAGAATTTTATAACCACAAAGAAGAATTTGAAAAGATTTTTAGAAAGAATCAGCCTGAGAAAGCTATACCAGCCAGAATGCTGGATATGGCAGAAAGAAACAGGTTGATTAATCAAGCGAAGAAAGGAGGTAGTTGATGGGAGTATCATTTGACGTTAGCGCCATACTAAAAGCCAACGTCTCCGACTTTGCAAAAGGAATGAAAGAAGCCCAAGCCTCGCTTCAAAGTTTAAAAAACCAGACAGGCTCAAGCCTTGAGAAGTTGAGCGGTACCCTTAACAATGTCGGCGGGGCCATGATGAAGGTAGGGGCTGGTATGACAGCCGGATTTACTCTTCCGGTCGTCGGCGCCATTGGTGGAGTCGTCAAATCCTTCGCAAGTTTGGAACAGGCCGTAGGTGGTATCGAGACTATGTTTAAGGGTTCAGCCGATACGGTTATCAAAAATTCGGAATCAGCCTACAAACGAGCTGGAGTATCTGGTGTAAAATACATGGAGCAGGTCACGTCATTCTCTGCTAGCCTTCTTCAAGGTTTGGGCGGAGATACCGCACAGGCCGCCAAATATGCCGACATGGCCATAGTTGACATGTCCGATAATGCCAATAAATTTGGTACGAATATCACAGATATTCAAAACGCTTATCAGGGCTTTGCAAAAGACAACTATACTATGTTGGATAACCTAAAACTTGGCTACGGTGGTACTCAAGAAGAAATGGCCCGCTTGGTCAATGAATCTGGCGTAATGGGTGACAGCTTCAAGGCTACGGCTAAGAACGTGAAGGACATTCCGTTTGACAAGTTGATTCAAGCTATCCACGTTACCCAAGAACGGCTTGGGATAACAGGAACCACGGCTAAAGAAGCGAGTGAAACGGTATCTGGATCATTCGAGGCCATGAAGGCTTCAGCTCAAAACCTAGTAGCTGGCCTTGGTCAGAAAAACGCCGACATCAAAGGCCTAATGCAAAACCTGAAAGACACGGTTATTACGTTCAAGAATAACATTGTACGTGTTTTGAAAACAATCTGGGATAATCTCCCGCTGTCTCCTTGGCAGAAATGGATTGGAGCTATTGTTGTTTCAGCAGGGCCAGTTTTAACGGCCTTTGGGGTCATAACGTCCGGCGTAGGTAAGCTTATTTCTGTATTTACAGGGATCGGCGCCATTGTGTCGAAGGTGACAAGCTGGTTTGCATTGCTAAATAGCGGTGGAAGTTCTCTAAGCGTCGTCTTTGCGAAGATAGTCGGCGCCGTATCGTCTATAGGCGCTCCATTCTTGGTAGTCGTTGCTATTGTCGGTAGTTTAATAGGCGTTCTGGTCGGAGTCTATAAGACCAGCGAAGAGTTCCGAAAAAAGGTGGATTCGGCCTTTAAAGCTGTTTCCAGCGCCATTTCAGCGGTTATCAATGAGATTGTAAGTGTTGTTAAGAGCTTATTTGGTGGTCTGGTCGCTTGGTGGAACGAAAACCATCAATTAATACTGCAGACAGCCACTAACATTTGGAACGCTATTAAGGCCGTTGTTGAGACGATAACAAACGCCATAGCCCCTGTCATTGAGGCAGGCTGGAATACGATTGTTCCGATCGTCCAAACAGTCTGGAATACGCTGAAATCTGTAGTCGGCACGGCTCTAAATGCCATCTTAGGCATTATCAAGGCCATCATGCAGATTATAAACGGTGATTGGTCCGGAGCGTGGGAAACGCTGAAAGGCGTAGCAGTCGGAATCTGGGAAGGCATTAAATCCGCTGTAGGTATTGCTATTCAGGGATTGACTCAAGTGATTCAAGCCGGTCTTGAGTTACTGAAAGAGATCTGGACAGTAATCTGGAATACCTTATCAACCGTTTTAGGTCCGGTCTGGGAATTTATTTCTAACTTGGTTACAACAGCATTGCAAGGGATCAGCGATTTCATCAATGCTACATTGACCGTGATTTCTGACACTTGGAACACGATCTGGAACGCTATTTCTAGCGCATTTAGCGCAGTTTGGAACGCTATTTACAATACTGTTTCTACGATTCTTACTAATGTTTGGAATGTGATTCAAACTATATTGAATTTCATTTCGGAATATTGGGGACATGTTTGGGAGAGTATTAAAGCGATATTCGCTGGAATCCTGCTTACAATCGTAGGACTTGTTACAGGTAATTTTGACTTAATTAAACAAGCGATTGTCAACGCTTGGAATGTTGTTTGGGAACAAACTCAAGCTATCTGGAACATGATATTAAACGTATTGACCGCAATCTGGAACGGAATAGTTAGCTTGGCTACTTCGATTTGGGAGGGGATCAAATCCTTCTTCTCAAACACCATGAATGCCATATCTAACATCTTCTCTAGCGTCTGGAACGGAATCACTTCGTTCTTGTCAAGCACAATGAGTTCCATTTCATCTGGTATTTCCAGTGCTTGGAGTGGAATCACTTCTGCAATCGGAAACTTCATGTCTAACATTGGCAGTACGATTTCTAACGGCTGGAACAATGTAGTAAATACGGTGACTACCGCTGGATCTAACATTGTCAACGCTGTTAAAAATGCCTTTACTAACGCAGTAAATGGGGCTAAAAGCTTTGTTAGCGGCGCCCTAAGTGTTGGTAAGGACTTGATTCTGGGGTTTGTAAAAGGTGTAACAGCCTTTGCTAGCAAGCTAATTGATGCGGTCGGTGGAGCCGTCAAAGGTGCCATTGACTGGGCTAAGGGTCTACTTGGTATCAAGTCACCATCTAGGGTATTCCGTCAGTTTGGTGTCTATACTGACCAAGGGTTTATAATCGGGGTCAACAGTAAGGCCGAACAGGTAGCAAAATCAGTTGGTAGCATGGCTCAAGGGGCCATCAATGCCTTTACTGATAAGGACTTGTCCGGAACTTTCCAAGATGAGCTTAGCTCAGTAGATGGAGCATTAGGCAACCTTACAGCCTATGATCCAAACGTCAACTTTGACGGTGGAACCCTCACAGTAGGCCAACAGGCCGCCGACATTGTGCTAAAACTTGGAAATACAGCCTACAGGGCATTTACTAACGACATTACAAGCCAGCAAGAGCTGGAACTTGTATTAGATCATTACTAAACGAGGTGAAAAAGTATGTATGATTATGCTAGTTTGAAGAAATTAGACAATGAAGTCGCTACTTTTGAGCCTAGCGACAATTTAATAATAAATGGCCAGCCCCTCAATAGACTAATTGAGGGGTATCGTCATTTAACAGTTTCAGGCCGTGGGATTTTGGGACGTGACGTCTCAACGACTAACGTGCCGGGCCGTCGTGGAGTCTGGGTTGATAAATACTCAGACGAAGAACGGACGATAGAAATTAAATATCAGCTAACGGCTGAGACTAGCTCAGCAATGCGGGATAAGTTCGCTAAATTAAATAAGATCTTGAGAACTCACGCACAGAGCGGATTTCTTGAAATTTCATTTAAGGACGAGCCAGATTTTATCTATTACGGCTATTTCAACGGAGCGGACAGCTTCGAGGAGACGAGCCTAAGCATTGTTAGCAAGTTCAGCTTACTTATTCCCGACGGATATAAAAAGAAAAGCCCTCAGACATCAACGGGGCCTATTTCTCTTATTGACGCCGTGGAAGTATTCCCTGAGTCAATCGCAGTCACGGTCTCAAAAACTACTGATAGGGTCCAGATCGTCAACGGTTCAAAGGTCATTTCTTTTTCCGGAAGCTATTCTGCCGGCAAAGATGTTGTCATCTTATTTGATCCGGACGAGGTTAAAGCCTCTTATGATGGCAGGAATATCCTGAGCGAATTAGACCGATTTAGCCCGCTAGAATTGTTTACGGTTCGGGACGGTGACAATATAACGGCTGTCAATGCAACCGTTAAAAGAATAGTATGGAGGGACGAAAGAGCTTGATTTATTTATTTGATATAAACGAACGGCTTATAAAAATCATCAGAAAGCCAGCGATTAAGTCCGCACTCCAAAAATACAGCCTGACAACTGAAAATTACGTGTCCGAGCGCTTGACAGCAGAGGTTAAGGCGTTAAATGATGACGAGCTAGAACTGGTTGAGTATATGGCTATCCAGTCAATCGAGGATCCGCATCTATTTAATTACTTTTATGTGGCCCAAAAGTCCACGAAAGACCAGATTACGACCTTTACTGGCGTCCAGTCTGGTATCGAGGAATTGAGAAAAAGCCCTGTCTACGACAAGCGCCCAAAAAGCACGCAGGCTAAGCCGGTTATTAACGAGCTATTGCAAGGGACCAACTGGCAGGCTCGCTATATCGCTGAAACGGCACTACACAGCACCAATTTTTACTACACATCAGTATTTGATGCGTTGAAGAAACTATGTAAGGTCTGGGGCTTAGAAATGCAGTTTTTCGTTGAAATGAACGGAAACGGCATTGGCGCCCGCTACATAGATTTTAAGAAGAAAATTGGTGAAGCTGTAGGAAAACGGGTGGTTTACGGGCATAATGCCTTGGAAATCCTGCAAGAGGTAGAGCGGACTAATATCTTTACGGCTATTGTAGGTCGTGGTAAAGGTGAGCAAGTATCATCTGCTGAGGAATCTGGCAAGGGAGGCGACGGCTACGGCCGGAAGATCACCTTTGAAGATGTAGTCTGGTCCAAAGCTAAGGGAGACCCGCTAGATAAGCCAAAAGGGCAGAAATATCTTGAAATCCCTGAAATGACTCAGCGTTACGGGATCAAAAATTCAGATGGTTCTATGCGTCCAAAGATCGGCTTTGTCGATTTTGGGGAGGAAGAAGACCCTAACGAGCTTATCAAGCTGACCTATCAGTCTCTGATTACAGCCTCACGTCCGCAGTTGACCTTGAAGACGTCAAGCGTCTACTTGAAGGGCGTTAAAATCGGTGATACTATCCGAGTAGTCAGACATGACAGGAAGCTAGATTATGATACACGGATTTTTGAAATCACAATCAACCGTCTAAATGACCAGTCTACAGATACGAAGCTAGGAGATAGGACAGGCGAAAGCTCAACGTCCAAGGCGCAGAGCGTAGCAGACAAGGCTATAGACGAATTTATCAACAATGAATTTAATAGCTTTATCCAAGATTTGCCTGATTATATACGTACAGCAGACGGATTTAACACTAATTGGTACAGCGAAGAGGACCCGACCAAGAAATATCCTAAGAAGGTCATGATAAATGACATCTGGTACAAACCAGATCCAGAGCATGAAGGACATAAAATCATGCTACGCTGGACAGGTGAAGTATGGGAAGAAATCCTTAGAACGTACAATGAAGTAAGCCTTAGAGAAAAGATAGACCAGAAATTTGCTGAGCTGAAACAGGCAATGGACGAGCAGAACGCTGTAAACGAACAGCGGATAACTGACATTTTGAAGAAGTCAGACCTTGGCCGGCTAGCAGAAGACGCTAAAAGGATAGCAGAAGACGCTAAAAGCGAGATTGATAACATCAAGCAAAAAAGCGAGTCTGTAGGCACTGAACTGACCAATTTTAAGGAGAAAGTACAGACCGAGCTAGACGGCAAGCCCAATTTGGCAAAAGTAACTGAGCTGATAAACGGAGTTAAAGAGCAATTTTCTAGCGTAGGTCTCCGAAACTATGTTTTAGGTACTGAAACGCCGAAAACGGCTGGAAATACTGAGAAAATCTATACATTTTCAAAAGATTCTTTTAGCTGGACCCCTGAAACCAAGTTAAGACTATCATTTGACTACACAGCAGATGAATCCGTCAAGAAATTTCGGATCCGTCGCTCAGTAACTTATAAAAACGGTAACGGACAGACAGACGACGTTATCAACCAGTACACAACAGACAGTCTATCGATTGATACCACAGCCAAAAAATCCGGTAGATACTCACAGCCGTTAGAGTGGAAGAGATACTTACAGCCCGGCGATAATATCGAACGCATAGACTACTATGTTCAGATTGACGAAGGGTCAGGAAATGTGACCATTAAAAACATGATGGTTTCAACCGGCACCAATGATCCGGACTGGGTACCAGCGATTGAGGAC